TTATCCTACGGCCTCTGTAACAGGTATGCCGAGGGCGGTGTAGCCGTTCAGCACAGCCATCCGGATTTGGATCTCGGCAACTTGGCGGTCGAAGTCTCGCGCCATGAGGCGCTGACCCAGAAGTTTCACGCAATGCATTTTGCTCTCGACGCGGCTTCGGCGGTGATAGCCACTCCAATTTCGCCAAAGCGCCCGGCCGAGATATTTCGATGCCCGGAGGGCTTCGTTTCGTGCGACCGCTCCAAGGGTGTTCGGCTTCCATGGTTTTGCGTTCTTGCGAGGCGGGATGACGGCGGCGGCGCCACGATCCGCAATGGCATCATGGCACTTGCGCGTGTCATAGGCGCCGTCTGCGGTGACGCTGCCGATCTCTTGTTCGGGTGGGATCTGATCGAGCAGTTCCGGCAACATTGGGGCGTCGCCGATGCCACTGCTGGTGAACTCGACGGCACGGATCTCCAACGTTTGCTCATCGATCCCGAGGTGGATCTTTCGCCAGACCCGCCGTTTGGGACCGCCGTGCTTGCGGGCATTCCACTCCCCTTCGCCCTCGACCTTGATGCCGGTGCTGTCGATCAGCAGATGCAGCGGGCCCTTGGAGCCGCGATAGGGGATGTTCACGGCCAAGGTCTTCTATCGACGAGACAGCGTGCTGAAGTCGGGCACCGCCCAGTTCAAGCCGACCAACTTCAGCAGGCTCTCGACGAAACCAGTTGTTTGCCGGAGCGCCATACCGAACAAGACCTTCATTGAAAGGCACGTCTGGATAGCGGCGTCGCTATAGGTCTGATGGCGGCCACGCCGTCCTGTCGGCGCGGCATCCCAGGTCATGTCGGGGTCAAACCAGATCGTCAGCGAGCCCCGGCGCTTGAGCGCTTCATTGTAGGCTGGCCAGTTCCTGGTCTTGTAGGTCGGGGGTGTAGGTCTGCTCATGCCGTCCAGCGACCATGCTCAATTCACGAGATGAATCCCCCGAACGGATTTGCGCAACAGAGCCGCGTCAGTCCAAAATCGCGATCAACCTGACATCAATAATTTCCTTGATGCTACCTATGGATACTACACGTTGGACAAAGAACATGGCTTTGTCTTAGCTCACTATAACTGGCACCAGTTTGCAGATGATAACGTGAGCAAGGGTTTGCGCGAGCCAAAATTAAATATTCCAGAAATAAACCAGATTATAAACAAACGCATTGATCGATTGTTTGACATTTGCCACCGTGCAGAAAAAATGTTTTTGTAATTGACGAAATTGGGGTCCACGACTTCATGAAAATTGATCATGAAGTATACGATCTTACAGAGATCAACTTAATTCGAGATGCAGTCAATAAAAACTTCGGAGATCGCGCTATGGTTGTTTACTTCAAGGAGGCTAATACAGTTGAAAAGCTATTTTCTCTTATCTCGTAAAATATAATATTAAATTATTTCGGTAAATATTTTAAATACTTCATATGACTTAAGCCAAACGCAAAACCATGCGTTTTAGGCTTCGTGATACAACCCATTAAGCTTAACTTCATTTTGGAAAATTTGAAGATTATTTCCGATCGATAAATTGCGGTATTGGTTATTTTAGTGTGATACGATAATTTTGTCTTTGGGACTCGCAGCTTTAATGCCTATAGTAATTTTTGTAGCCACAACTGCATGCTCTTACTTCCCCCAAACCCGTACTCCACCTTAAACACATTAAGTCCATTCTCTATAGTGGGAATTAAAGCGCCCTACTTTAACACATTGATAGTATAAGGCCGTGAGGTACCTTTTCGCTGATGTGCGACGATCAGCGCGCAGATCGGTGCGATCGCCAGCATGAAGCGATGCACATCATCCGCATTGATACCAAAGGCTGGTCCCGTGATTACTGCAATTGCCCCTGCAATAGGTTCACTGGTGCCGTCAGATATAGATCCTGCGATGACATCTACAAGCGTCAGCGATGCCGGAACTATGCCGAACCAGAAACTGCGCGTTTTGGTGATCAGGATAGGGGTAATGGTTTTCACATTCTGAATATCCATGGGTTAGTTTCCTTCCAACCATTCGGGGACGTTGAAGCCAGGGCAAGCTTTGGCGGCGTATTGGTTGTGGCCGCTGATGCGCTCGATGCCGGTGCGCGAACTGATCGCGTCGATCATGTGGCGCAGTGTGATGTCCTGCTGTGTGGTAAAGTTCTTGCCAAAGGCGTCGGTCTCGGCAGAACCGTATCCGCCGATCAGGCAGATGCCGATCGTGCCGGTGTTCTTGCCGATTGTATGGGCACCGATGACGGTTTCCGCACGGCCGGCCAGTACCGTGCCATCGCGGTCGATAATCCAGTGATAGCCGATGTCACTCCAGCCATTGGCTTTGTGCCAACGCCGGATCTCGGCCAGTTTTTCGGCCATCGGGCGGCTTGCCATCCAATCGGGCTGCGTGGCGCTGCAATGCACGATAATTTCACGCACCGGATAGCGCGCACTGCCCTGATGGATCATTGCAGATTGGCCGGTTACTGAGGTGGAAACGGGCTGCTCTGCAACGGGTTTGCCACCCGCAGCCAGCCATGCTTGGGCACCATCGCGGGTATTGGCACCGAACCAGCCATCGGCGCCGGTTTTGCCCACGTTATAGCCAAGCGCAATCAGACCGGTCTGGATCGACCGGATCGCATCTTTCGACATTTCGATTCTCCATTAAAAAAGCCCCGCGTGATGGCGGGGCCGGGCTAAAGTGCATTTCAGGGGGGCTTGATTAGGTGCTCTGCTTGCACCGTTCATATTGTGAAAGGGTCAATACGGCGGCCTTGTCCTGTAAGGGTGTCGGGGTCGACCTCGCGAGTACCTACCCATCAGGGTAGGTTGTCACCGGTGCCTCAGTGCTAGACAAACCATTCATGGAAAAACATGATTTTGATTTTGATAAGCACATAACAGTCATCAGACCCGCAGTGGACTTTTCACATGACAAACGGGTTTCGTATCTGGGCCAGATGTGGCGCTGCACAGGCGTGCGGCACATCGGGGGTGGCCAGCTTGAACTTTCGCTGTGTGTTCCAAACAGTGACCAAGGCCACCGCTACGAAGTGACAGCGCTCAGTCAAACTGCTTCAGCAGCTTGAAATCGACGGTGCGCGTTGCGTCGCAGACTGACCGACCGGCCAATCAGGCTCGATGAACAACCTCGCTTGACGCCAGTGCACAGGCGAAAAGCTGCGGCCTTGGGTCGATCATGAGGCAGGTGATTACGGCAAAGGTTGCACGCCAGTGAAAGCGGATCATTTGCCGCTCCTCATAACTCGGATTTCCACCAAAATATCGCGCAACGCCGTGATGCGGTCACTCAGCTTATCGATCTCGTCTTCCGTGTGTCGCCGAGTGGCTGCATGTTCAAGACGCAGCTCCTGACGCATCTGCCGGACCTCGCCCTTCACATCGATCATCTCGTTGCCAACGAAGGATTGCGTGGCCGGTTCGGCCTTCACTCTGGCATCACTACGTGCGCCCTGGATCAGAACACGGATGCCCAGAAGAACCGCGCCGATAATACTGCCAAGCACAGCGATCGTTTGCTCATCCAGCAGCGATTCTGGAATTTCGGACATCAATGCCACTCCTATAGGCTGCCAGTATCTCTGCGAAGGCCGCCACGATATAGACAGTAGCGGTTGATGGCGCTTCGGATATGCCGGCGACATATGGCCAGCAAAATGCGAAAGAGATGCCAACCCAGAACCCCAGCCCCGCGACGGCGCCAATGCCGCGGATTATCGGCGACCTTTTCCACATGCCGTTGCGGTATAGCGCCACCAAGCGGTTCGTGGCGATGAACAGCGCCAGTAATCCAAGACTAATATCGTTCAGCCCGACGATAATGAATGCCCGGTAGGACACCGAAGTATCCATCGTGCTGCCCGGTGCAAGAAGCGTCAGGCCGAAGACAAAAATCATCATCGACGTGATCCATTCGGCAGCTCTGCCATGCTTGTCGACAAGTTCGAGTATCGGCATCATGTGCAGCCTCCAACCTTGCGGCATGTCTTCATTGATCCCTCCGTCGCGCTTGCACACCCGTCATGCCGATTGCCGCCAGCACCAGCATGGCCAAGCCGACTGCCACGCCACGATTGCGCCACGCGCCGGCAGCCATGATTGCACCACAGGCGACAGCTGCCGCGTCAACGGCGCTGTCGCCGATGCCGGATCCGGCAAGCAGCATCTGCCCGCCTTCCCATGCGATCGCATAGGTCACAGCCACGATAATCGCCCCGCGCCATGCGCCGGATATCCAGCCCGCGACAGCCGTCAGGCAGATCCCGATCGCGAAATGGCCCAGCAGAACCGCGCCCCAGCTATAGGGGTCGGTTTGCGCATCGGGTGTGGCGAACATCCATACAAGAAATTCCATCAAGGTCCCTCAATCCTGAAATTGCTAATTTGAACTGTCGAGTCCTCGACCGACGGCGCGACAAGGATGCCGAACCACGCCCGCGATGACGTCACGGTGCCATCCATCGCAAAGCTGCCGGATGGCCCGACGGCAGTATCAACCACATTGTCCGAAAGTGTCGCATCATCGGCTTGTCGAACCCAGTCGCGATCCGGAAGTGCGGAACAGGGTGATACCGGTCGGTGTCTGTTTACGGGGTGGTATTCATGCCCAAGCTGTATTGCTCGTTCAAGCGCGCACGGATTGCCGTGACGCGGCCGGCATAATCACCGCCCTGGATCAAGGACAGCGACCGGTAAAGGATTGCGCTCATGCCCCCGCCCGTTGCCTGACCTGCCGCAATACGGTTGATCAGATAGGTCGAATGGACATTAGGTATTGATCCACGTTGCTCGCCGTTGATCCAAACCACGGCGTTGCCGCTTGCCGTCATTTCGATTTCGTAAAGCCGGATGACTGGTGCAACGGCTGGGCTTATGGAAACATCGACATTGATGTTTGAACCGGCGTTTCTGGCAATACGCAATGTGTTGCCGCCCGAAAGCAGGAAAAGGTTTGTCCTGCCTCCCGATGCGTTCGCCTCGTTCTGCCCCGCGAAATACTGGTTGGCCGAGACAGATTTAAAGTCGGCGACAAAGAAGAACCTGACCCCGACCAGATCCGCCTGCGTTGGCATTGTGAAGTAATCCGAAGGGTCCAGATCGACGCCATTGCCCGACACCGGCACACTGCCGTTGACCGTCAGATTGAATGCAGAACCCGCGCCCCCAAGGTTGGGAACCGCCGTGATGTTACCACCGCTTTTCGTGCCCTCGGCATATTTATGATCCATCGGAACCTGACCCGCACCGACGCCGTAGAACGTGCTGATGGGCGTTGTACTGGAAGGGCGCGTCCAAATCTTCAAACCGCCCACCCACAATCCGGTTTGCTCAACGCCATTAATGTAAGCCCTCTTCTGGTTGCGAAGGTAAATAACCGGCATCAGCTTGCCTGCGAACTGAAAACGGCAGCAGTCGGGTTCGCTGTGGAATACGCCAATGCTTCCGCATCCGTGGCGAATGATACCGCCGTGACGATGTTGCCCGTCCCCGTGATGGATGTCCCATTCACGGTTTTGAACGCGGTGGTTGGCTGCTTGCCGTCCAGTGCCGTTTGCAATCCGGTGGTGTCGGCGATGGCATGGGAATGTGCAGAAGGGGGAAACGTCGAAGGTTTCCCCGTAATGTCAGCGAAAGCATGCGTGTGGGCCGATGGCGGGAACGCCGCGGGCTTGCCGTCCACATCGTCCCAACCGACATCTGGTGCAGGCGCATCCTCAAGCGTCGTAACGCGCCCCTGAAGCGCGGTGGAGTCATAGGGTGCAGGCAGGTTAGCGATGGCATCAGCGTTAGCATTAACACCGGCAGCTAGTGCGCTGTCATCATACGGGACAGGAAATGCTGCGATTTGTTCCAGCGCCAATGTTGCATCCGCTTGTGCTTCATCCACGCGGGCGGATAGCGCAGTGTCGTCATAGCCCCCGCCAGATGGCGCATCGACAGCAACGGGCACGCCCCCTGCCCCGTAGCCAAGGTACTGTCCCTCGATACCATCGGGCAACCTGGCAGCGCCATCCTTGCCCGCAACGCCGCGAAAGCCGACCTTGATCACTACGGGGTCCATCAGCAGCCTCCTTCGGGTAACAAGTTCATGCGTCGGGCAAACCGCCAGCCGTCGCCTGCAGCGTAATAGGCGCTGACGACATAAAGGCGGGGCGGCAGATCCGGCAGGGTGAATTCGTATTCATCCCCCACCCGCACCCCGTCGATCGCGATGCAGGCGTCCTGCGTCTGGATACGAAGCTGCGTCGCCGCATAAGTGATCGCCTCGCCTGCATCATCCTCGAAGCGCATGACGAAAGGCCCCGACGCATCGGGCTTGTAGGGTATCGTGGTCATAATGCGTCCTTAGACCGTAATGCCGATGGCCGCTGCATATGTGCGCGCCCATGCCCCGACCGTTCCCGCCTCTGCCGCCGACAGTGCGCGGTTCCAGATCATCGAAAGGGCGATGCGCGAAGACCCGGCGTAGGTTGCATGCGGAATGTTCCCGACGCGGATTGTGCCACTATTAAGTTCCCGCGCCTCGCTGGCGGGACTATTGTTGCTAGTCCCTGTTGTCAGGTTGTAAAGCGTGTTTGATCCGGTGGCGGGAATAGACGCGAGATACATGCCCCATTCAGTTGTTGATGCCGTGACCTGCGTTGTCTGGCCCGCAGGCGTTCCGACACGGCTGGATTGAAGCTGGACAAGACCAGTGCTCGCCCCCGAATAGATCGCAACTCCAGTTGGCGCAGACGATCCGCCTGGTGTATTGCCGACAAAGCCAACGGCATCGCTTGCCGTAACCTTCCGCGCGATAACAAGCATCGACATGGCCAAGGTCTCCGGCGTTGCTTCCGATAGATAGTTACTGCCATTCATCTGGTAGTTGTTTGCGTTCACAGTCGGGGAACCTACAACCGAAGGTGGGCCACCCGCACCAAATTGCGAAGTCAGGCCAGACCCAAGGAAAAGCGCCGATTGCAGGCCCGAGCGAGCGGGAATCTGGAATGCGGAAAACGGCGGGTAGATGTTTCCCGGCAGGGTTACATCGTCGCCAAGGTAAAGCATCTGTGCCATGTGGCTTATCCTTTGATGATAAGGCTGGAAAGGGTGTCGCTTGCCAGCACATAGCCGCCAAGGGTGTTCAGGTGGAAATCGTCACGGAAAAGGCCGTGCGCGTTCTCAATCGCGAAGGCATCCCAGCGGTCATAGAAAGAAATGTATTCGTGGCCGTTGTCAGCGGCCCACGCTTTGGCCGCGTCCCGATAATCGGAAAGGGGGGTTACGGTTGTTCCGTTGGTTTCGGGCGGAACGGCAATGATGAAACCCATATCGGGAACAGTCGACCGGCAAGCAGCTATTATCGCCTCAATGCCCGCGATGTATTCAGACGGCGGGGATGTTGCCGTGCGATAGTCGTTCGTGCCCAGAATGATCAAGCCGATATCTGCACCCATGTGCCCGACAGGCCCCGCCATGTATTCGGCATAGCTTTTTGCGCGGAATCCGGTTGTTCCGCCGTTCCCCATTTTTAGCAACTCGACGCCGTTGACATCGCGGGTAGTGTAGATCCCCGCCATTGAAACCGTGCCTGCGTTGCCGGTAGTGTCGATTTTGAGCGTGTGCGGGGTGTCAGTCAAGCCGGTGATGGATGTCACGCGGAATGCGCCAGTGTTCACTGATGTTACAACTGTCCATGCGCCATCATCCACCTGATAGCGCCATGTGCCGCCGTATTGGTAGTCATAGATGTGCATTTCCGTTGCGGTGACGCCCGCAAGCGTCATCGCCGCCGCCGTGCCTGTCGTGTATGCGCTTTGGCCGTCAGCGCCCGCCTTATATGGGAACGTGCTTGCATCGCTGCCGTCCACATCAGTCCAGCCGGTGCGGTTCCACGTTGCAGGGCCGACTGCGTATCCATTGGCGGGGGAACGATATCCTTCCCCTGACAGCGCATAGTCCTCGATGATTCGAGTAACGAACGCCTGCGTGATCTCGGTGAACTCACACCAGCTGTCACCCATCATTGCAATTTTCAACTTGCCGCCTGCAACGCCCATCCGGACCTTGGCTAGCTTCATGCGCGCCCGCGACAGTGACGCGCCACCGCTGAAGCTATAATCCAGAACGGTTGACGGGTCGCGATCGGTTCCAGTGTCCTTCTGGTATCCGGGGATTTGCAGGCCGTCAGCGTCAACCCACATCAAAACGGAATTTGCCGCGCCGATAATCGGAACAACGTCAGATGAGCCGTCAGTCTGCTTTGCAACATCCTGAACCGCGCTGGCCCGAAGATTCGGGGCCATGCCCGCGCCATCAAGCAGCCCTGACGACAGCCAAATCGGAACTTTTCCCGCCGCATCGCTGAAGAGAGGAACGCTTTTGCAGTCAACGGCAACCGATTGCGAGATGTCTTTTGTAGCCTGCGCTCGCATGTTGGGGGCCATGCCAACTCCATCAAGCAGGCCGTTAGAAAGCCAAAGCGGAACGCTACCCTTGGAATCGGTCAGGATCGGCACGCTTGCATTGTTGACCGATACGGTCGGCAACGCCTTGTCAAAATCGGCCTGCTCGACCTTGGCATCCACAATCTCACGCTTTGGATACCGCGCCGATACGCCCCAATATGGTGAGGTGGTAAACAGCGGGTCATCAGCAATTGCAGCCGCCGCGCGGATAACAAGGTCATTGCCTTCGCGGGTGAAAATAATGCCGATGTTATTTGGCAGATTGGCCTGCCCCCGATCGACCGCGCCAGTCCTCGACATAAAGCTGGACGTGCTGTTTTGCAGGTCCGCCTTGGTGTTGATCTCGTCCAGCAGGTCGTCCAGCGCATCTGGGTCGCCGATGGCCTGCAAGACCGCAATCAGCATGGCGCGGATTTCGGCTTTGCTGGGGTTGTAGACCCCCGATGATGGATCACCCACAGGCAGCGGTGCTCCGGTCGGGGCGTTGGGCAGGCCGTCGCCGGTATAGCGCTGAAAGTCCCGCGTGAATTTCTGGATATCGGTCAAAACGGGCATTGCGTGCGCCTCATATGCAAAAGGCCCGCGCAATGGCGGGCTGTTATCAGTCTTGTATGTTTATGCTTAGAGCGTGACCGTAGCCGGTCCTGCAGGACTGGACGGAACGCCAGATCCATTGATGGTGACGGCCCAATAGCGGCGCATACCTGACGCACCTGAAGACAGTTCGTCGGTGTAGCTGGCGTTCTGTCCCGCCGTGCCGCCAATCGTGTCGACCAGCGCGGCGCTGGTAAAATCGTTAACGGTGTTGCGATAGATCTGCGTGCGGTAAAATCCGCTGCCGGGATTTCGCCAATCCAGATAGACATTTGTACCCGTCGCAACTGCGTCAAACTGCGTTGGCGCAGCAGGCACGGTGGGATTGGCAACGACCTTGCGCGTGCCGGCCACAACCCATTCGCTGCGGCCCGCCCATTTGACGCGGACGGTATAGGTGCCCAAATCACTCAGCACACCCGTTTCGGCGCGGCGTCGGCTGGCCCCCATCTCGATCCAGTCTGCATCGGCTTCGGCTGTCTGCGTGCCGGGTGCCACCTGTGCTTTGAGCGTCAGGCCATCGCTACCGGGCGCATCGACAGACACCACCAGCTTGACGCCGTTAACGCCGCCCGACACGTCCACGATTTCCTGAACAACCAGCCGATTTGTCGGTGGTGACTGAACGCTGACAGGCAATCCCAATTCATCCACTGTTGTCGGCATCGGCTTTTCCTCGGCCGAGGTCCAGCCGTAGGGGTTGGACAGGCTAGCAATGCCGATCGTGCAGTGCCGGTTTTCCACGTCAAAGCTGTGCGATGTTACCTCGAATACATCATTCAGCCCGAATTCATCAGCAAGGATGCGGATCGTGTGGACGCCATCGCCCTTTGGAAATCGTGCCTTCATGCCGACAAGGTTGGTGGTCATTGTCCCGACATATTCCCGTCGGTCCTTTGCCATCTTGATCTTCGCCAATCGCTGCAACTGCGGCGAAGCGGGGCACATATCGACTTCGTAAGTCTCGAACCGTTCCTCTTGTGTCAGCAGTGAGACTTCGTCGCGGATTTCGGCAACCTCTGTCACCTGATAGCCGTGATCAGGGCTGACGAAAGATGGCTTCAGAACATTGTAGTCGGTGAACGGGTCAAACCCCTCGTCCATCTCGATCGACAGGATATCATCGGCGGTGATTGTCACCTCCGGATCGGACCACGCGCCGCCAAGGATACCGATGTTGCCCTCGGCGGTTTCATAGATCTGCCCGTCGCATGTCGCCAGCATCCGCGCCGTCGTGTCCTTCAGCGGATCGTTCAGGCTGTAGTAACCGGCCAGACGATACCGTGCCTGCGTGCCGCCCGACAGGACCGGCAGCTGTTCGGCGCAGCGGTTGACGAAGGCCGCCCATGAAGCGCTATTTAGTCGCGCCAGCGGGATGTTCCAGCCGTCGGGATGGGTCATGAAGTCGCGAAGGCATAGACCGGCGTTTTCGGTGTAAACGGCATTGCCCGACAGGTTTAGAACCCGAACGCCGCGGATCTCCGCCTGCACCTGCGTTTGCGATTGCTTGGGGAATACCTTGGGAAAGTCCTCGTCCGATGGATCACCGAAGAACACCAGCATAGCAGCTTGATGTTCCAGCCTGTGGGCACTGGTCCAAAGCGTCCGGAAATCATCCGACGGGCCATGGTCGCAATAGCTGAAGTCGCCGCCATTTCCGCTGCCATCGTTAAAGTAATTTCTTTTGTACCGGGCCACGTAACCATCGGTCCCCGTCGTGACGGCTTCGCCATCCCACCAGAAGGCAATCAGACCATCCACCGCGCCGTGATGGACGACGATGATCTGATAAAGCGCGCCATCCCCGCCCTCGTAAAATACACGCAGGCCACCCATCAGGTTTCTGCCGTATGCACGCAGGCGCGGCATGTCGGTCTGCGACAGCGTAGCCATCATTTCCTGTCGCGATACGCTGGATTTGGTCAGCAGCGCCCCGGCAATCGACCAGGCGATTGACTGGCCCGCTGCGATGGCAACACCGGCAGCGGTTGTGCCGATGGTCGCGGTGACCGAGGCCCAAAGCGCCGTAGTCGCCAGATAGCTGAATATCGCCATGTCATTTGATCCATGCTTGTTCCGCGACACGGTATCCCAACCGCGTCAGGTCCAGCCCGTCGGGGCCGGTCGATATCTGCACCAGCAGCGCGCCGCGGTCGCGGGCCCACCGCTCGAAGGTCCGCAACAGCCGCAGGCCCGATCCGTCGCTGGCGTACCAGCCGTGTTCCATTGCCACCGGTGCAGGGTTGATGATGGTCGGCTGCAATGATCCGGCGATAAAACCGCCGCCTGACAGCCAGACAGCACCGTCAGGGCTGGCGATCAGCTGCGCGATGATATGGGCTGTATGCGGCCTGTCGACCGCCACAGGTCCGCCCACGGCTGCGCGCAGCGCCTCGACCATATCCACGATGCCGATGATGTCGCTTTGCTTGGCAGGCCGGATCATCGCCATCTGGCTTCATAATTGCCGGCATAAAGCGGCAGGCGTTCAAATCCGCGATCATCTGGATAGCGGGCCTTCTGATCGGCATCGTTCCAATTGCCACGTGGCGAGGCGTTGCGACGAAAGAAGTTACCCTCGCATTCCAGTGTGATCGTCCGGTCAGCTGATCCGGATGCCGACCAGGGCATCTTTTGCATCGTCCCGTTATAGAGCGAGAACGGCGAAGCAATTGCTTGCCCATCGGTATAGCTGACCCCACCCGCAGTGAACCCTTCGGTGGCATAAAGCTGCAGGAACACCTGCACCTGCCGGTCGCGCACCCGCGTTTTGGCAGCCAGCGCCAGCGCCAGCATCTCGGGCGTTGCGGCCAGCTGGAAGGTCATCGGCTCGGCGCTGACCGAATAGGATGTGGTGATCTCGCTCATGCTGATCAGATCGCCAACGCCCTGCCATCTGTGCCCGCCGGCGGCGATATCGCCAAAGCCCGCCCACCAGCGCTTTGGCGCGTCTTGAAAGTCCATGAACACCAGCGCCGCCTGCCCCACCTTGCCTGTGCGGTAAACTGCATCAGGGATTGCGATCAGATCTTCGCGCGCGCCCATTAGATGGCTTCCTCGAAAGTGATCTTCGGCATCGGGGCGGTCTCGTCGAAGGCACCGTCATATTGACCCTCGTCATCCTCGACAAAGCGCATTCTGCAGACCGGCGTTTCGATCTCGATATGCGTGCCGGCGACGACAGCTTCGCGCAGCGGCGGGTGGAAAGTGATGCGATGCGTGGCCAGCGTCGGTTGGATATGGGTCAGCACCTGATGCAGACGGTCCCCGATGCTGAACAGATGCCCCGGACAAAGGCCCGTGGTGTCGAACAGCGTCAGATCCAGCGTTGTCGCCCGCAAGGCGGCAGCCGATCCGGTTTCAATACGGGTAATTTGCCGGTTCTCGAAGCCGAAAGCCTCCCACGTTTGCGCGCCTGCCAGACGGGCCATATTTTGCGATGAAAGGGGTTTGCCGTCCCGATCCTTTGGCAGATAGCGTTGATATATCGGGACCAGCGTTGTCGCAGTCCGGCCGTTCATCTGGCCGATAAAGGCCTCCCATTGCAGGGTGGCGGCTGCTCCGTGAAAGACGAACTGGCCATCCAGCATCCAGCGGGCGCTCAGCGATGGCACGGTGCTTTTGACACCGCTGATGCTGCGCGGGGTGTCGACTGTCTGCCCCGTCAGATAGGGGCGGCCCGATCTGAACCCTGCCATGAACGGAAATGCCGCTTCCATCATCCGCTCCATTTGGTCCGGTTGGCCATAATGCCGGGCACCTTGGTCTTCAGCGTGCTGTCATAGGCGGCAAAGCCGCTGTCCATCATATCGGTGACATAGGCCTGCAGATTGCCGTTGCGATCGATGCCGACCTGCACATTGACATCACGGGACTGGTTCTGGCGGTCGATGATGCCCCGCGACAGATCATGCGGGATGACCGTAGATCCGTTCGGCAGGTTCACCAGCTCGCCGCCGCGTTCATTGATTGTGGCCAGCCCGCCAGCGAAATCGGTCACACCATTGGCAAAGCCGGGAACGGTTATGCCCGTGCCGCGCAGCGCCCCTGTCAGCGCGTCCCCGCCCCCCGCAAGGCGCAATCCGGTAACACTGGATCCAAAGGCGCTGCCGATCAGTCCCAAGGCATAGGACAGCCCGCTTTGTGCATATTGCGCCGCCATATCGCTCAGCATGCCAAGGAAGGCATCCTTGACGCTTTGCGTGCCGCGGATGACACTCTGGAAATAGGGCGTCACCCCGTCGGCAAAGGACCGGCCCAGATTGTTGCTGGCGGCATCCACCAAGGGTCCGGCATTGCCGATCCCGATACCCAGACCCTGCGACATATATTCGCCGATCTCGATCATCACGCGGGATGGCGATCTAATGCCCATCCCCTCGCGGAAGCCCTCGCCATATTCCGTGGCATCAGTGACGCCCTGCGTGCGCATTCCAGCGGTTCCCCCCGCAAGACCCTGCGCAATATGTCCGCCAGCCCCCGGCAGGATAAGACCTGCGTCGCCGGTATCTGTCGAAGGGTCATAGCCGCTGCTGATCGGCCCGTCGCGGCTGGCATTCAGCCGGTCGAAGGCCGAAGACAGCTTGGTGACGATCGGCGCGATCTTTTCCCACGCGCCCGTGAAGGCGGCGGTGATGCCAGACAGGACGGTGTCGAACATCGCTTTGACGTTCTGCCAGCCCTTCAGGATGTTATCTGTCATGCCCAGTTTGTCGGTGATCGGCTTGATGACGGTTTCCCAGGCATATTCGATTGTCGCGACCAGCCCGTCCCAAAGGCCCTCCCAGAAACCGGTCAGGCCTTGCCAACTGTCCTTGAAGCCCTGCACGACCATTGCCATGTCGCCGGTCAGGATGCCGGATAGGATCTCGACCAGGCCAGTGAAATGCTGCCCGATCGCCGTGGCCAGATGCTTGAACCACGGCCCGACGGTGTCCCAATTGGTATAGATTGCGGCACCCGCCGCAGCTATGGCAGCCGCCGCAATCCCGAATGGGCTGGCAAGTGCGGCGACAAGACCGATCAACGGCCCGATCCATGCGATCATCAGACCCAGCCCCACCAGAACAGGACCAAGCGCCACTGCCACGGCCCCGAAGATCACCCCCATCTTTAGCAGCTCGGGGTTTGTCTCCTTCAGGCGTAGCATGAAGCTGGTAAAACGCTGTGCCAGATCGGTGGCGAATTCCAGAATGCCGCTGTTGCCGACCGCAATCATCAGCGCCTCGACCGCGGACTTCAGTTTCAGCATCTCGCCGTTGAAACCCTTCATGCGAGCCTCGGCCTGCTGCGTGGCCGAGACCTCGCCGATGCTGGCCTTCAACCGGTCGATGCCATCCGCGCCCTGTTCTGCAAGGCCGATGGCAGTGCGTAGGGCATCCGTGCCAAAGATGGTGCTCAGCGCGTCATTCCGCGCCTCGTCCGACAGGCCAGCCAGCCCGTCCTGCAGTTCCTGTGACACCTCGGCCATCGACTTCATCGACCCGTCGAAGTTGAAGAACTCCAGCCCCAATTCCTCCATCGCGGCTGCAGCCGGCGCGGAGGCAGGGACAAGCCGCTGCAGGAAGGTCTTGAACGACGTACCGGCATCCGATCCGCTGGCAAAAAGCGACGAGGTGCCGGCGATGGCGGCGTTGAAATCCTCGAACTCGACCCCCAGCCCGCCCGCAACACCGCCGGCCTGTGCCACCGCCAGACGGTAATCGTCAAAGCCGAACTTCGAGGTCAGCAGCACGCCGGTCATCCCGTCGACCAGACCGGTCAGATCACCGGCCTTCTTACCGAATTGCAGCATCACATCAGTTGCCAGATCGCCCGAGCTGGCCAGATCGGCACCCGATGACGCAGCCAGCAGCATCGACCCTTGCAGCGCCCCGCCCATGATGTCGGCGGCGCTTAACCCGTTCTTGGCAAGGATCTCGATCGCCTCAGCGGCCTGCGAGGCTTTGAATTGCGTGGTCTGGCCCATCTCCAGCGCGGCTTGTTCCAAATCGGTCATCTGGTCGACCGATGCACCGGTGGCCGCCTGCACGCGGTTCATCGATGCCTCGAAATCACCTGCAGCCTTTAGCGACAGCGCACCAAAGCCGACCAGCGGTGCCGTCACCGCCGCCGACATACCCGCGCCGATGTTCTGCATGTTCCGCCCTACCCCGCGCAGCGAAGCGGTGGCATTGCTTAACCCACGCTGGAACGCACCGGAATCAAGGCCCAGAACAACGCGCAGGTTGCCAATAACAGTGGACATGCAAGCCTCGTGTATATGCTGGAATGAAAAACGGGGACGCCTGTCGCGCCCCCGGTAAAATCGCCGTTATGGCGAATGATGATCCGGTCATACCTGTTGGACATTCCGGAAGCATGATCAGGATCATAGCCCAAAACGACACCTTCGAAGCAATTCGACAAACGGTGCGAACGTGACGCAAAACGGAACTTTTTGCTGCGAAAGACCTTGGTTTGCTACAAATCAAAGGAGATGGACCATGGCAAACGAAGACCAAGCCAAAGGCAAAGCAAAAGACATCGGTGGCAAGATCAAAGAAGAAGTCGGTGATGCAACCGGTAATGACCGGATGAAGCAGGACGGCCAGGCGGATCAGGTCGAAGGCAAAGTCCAAAAAGGTGTCGGTGATGCCAAGGACAAGCTTTCCGATTGATCATCATAGCAAATTCGGCATTGACCGACAGTGTTAGGTCCTAACGCATGATAAAGGGTCCAGATGAAATTTCATCTGGACCCTTTCTTATTCCATATAGGGTTTCTGGAATTGCAGCTTCGGGTGTCACCATTAGAAGCGTCGCATTACCGCGCTGCAGGTACGCTGTGACTGATGGTCTATTCTTCTGACAGGCCTCATCCCGATTGCGTAGTAAACTCTGACATCGTCAAGAAAATGGCACTGAAGCCTGCCATGAATAGTCGCGTCACCGAACACAGGCAGATCGCAGATTGGTCACGGGATCAGACACCAGTCTGCGACTCATGGCTATATCGGAATTTCCTCGATTTTTACGCAACCAAAACTCGGCCGGTCAGCAGTCACATCATGATCTATGCGTCACTCATCATCGGGAAGAAGCTAGATGGCAACGGCCCTAAAACCGATACAACCCTCTCAATCAGCAGGGACCATTTCGAGTTTGATATCTTTATAGGTCAGGGTTCTAGCGATCGGGTGGGAATGCAACAGACCTGCCATGATCGTCAGGGTCATCGCTTCTTTCCCAGCGTCCAGCACATCATCAATAGCCCCGTGATCGATCTCGGCACCGTCGGAACGTCGAATTGCGGTGAATTGATATTTTGTCATGATGCGCGTCCTTCGCAGTTGACGTATAGGAACCTTAACACCTTTAAGTTGAGCAATTTCAACGCAAGATCAACTCTGTTAGTTTCACCCGCAATTCAGTTTAAAAAGCCTGAACCGCCATTATTTGTTTTTATTCATACATATGCACGCTTACGTGACAGCCTCATTTCTGTTCGCTTAACATTTATTGCTTTTGCCCATAGCGCGATCGACCTTATCCCATGCGGCATGGAACTGGCGGATGCGGGCTGCCTCATCGACCGGCTGCCCGAGAAATACCTCCAGCGGGACAGGTTTGGTCATATGGGGAAGCATAGCGCCCCACCACACCAGCTCGCGCTCGCGTTTCAGGCGCTGCTTCACGCCGCGAATCTCTATTTCCAACAGCCTTGGCGTGATCTGCCAGAACCGCGCAGGGTCCATTCCCGCAGAGATACAGGCTTCGCAAAGTGCCCCGAGGTCTAGGGTTTGACCTTCGAAGCTTTGCCGTTTCCCGAGGTTGCCGGCGTCGGGAAGGCAGCCTGCATCACGGCGCCGCACAGACCGCGATCCTGCGTCAGCATATCATCGGCCAGATCAGCGGCATCCTCGGCGCTCATGCGCTCGCCCTTTTCCAAGGCGACAGCCACGACATCGATCATGATCGCGAAGGGCGGGATCAGCGCGGGGGCATTGCCGCCATCCGCACTGTCGAACTTGCCCGACAGCAGCCCGCCCAGATCCAGTCCGTGACGACCTTGCAGCCTGGCAAGGCCTGCCATGGTCAGGCGGAGCGCATAGGTCTTGTCGCCAAACTTGTGGTGCAGCGTTCCGGTGACATCGGCCATTATGCCACCACGCGGATATTGCTGGCCTGACGCTCGAAGATCTTCATCGACAGCGATGCCATGCGCTTGTCGCCCACGGTGCCCGTCGGGGTGAAGGCGTTGACATAGCCGCGATAGGTCCGGCGCATGCCGCCCACCACAAACTCGACCAGCACGTCTTCATGGGTACCGGTTTCGGTCAGGGTGGCCAGTTCGTCCAACATGATCTGGCTGGCATGTCCGGGCCAGAACTGCAATTCCCCCGACCAATCGGCCACCGACATCAGACCGGGGATGGTTTCGCGCGACCGGCCCGGCGATTGTTGATGGGTGACATCGACATCATCGGGCACTTTTTCGGGCGGGTTCAGCGTCTCGACCCCGAAGATCTGCGTAAACGTCGGCGTGCCACCACCGGTGGCAAACCGCCCGATAAAGATTTCATCCTGATAGCTGATATCAGCTTGCGAAGCGACTTCAGGCATTTTGCGATCTCCAGTTCACAATAAAATCAAGGCTGGCGTGATAGAGGGGCTGGCCCGCATCCCTGCCGCCCTCGCGGTGGGTCGGGTCTTCGCGGGGCAGTCGCAGCGCATCAAGGAAGATGCCCAAGAACCCGCCGCCACGATAAAAATTAAGGGCCCGCTGGACCGATCGCGCCATGCCGCGCGCGCCGCCAAAGGTGCGGGCATAGCAATCGATCTGCACGCGCGAGACCTCCAGCCCGTCGGGCCCCTGCTGGGTGCGGCCTTCCTGAAAGCTGACCAGATGCAGGACGATATAGTCGTTGGTGATCTCTTGCGGGCTTTCGCCCCAGTTGATCCGGTCGGCGGTCATGCCGGAAAGCCCTGCCAGCAGCAGGGCGCGCAGGTCGGCTTCCATTCCTATGCGCTCCTGCGTTTGGCCATGCGTGCGGCGTTTTTCTGGATTTCGGCCCAGACCAGCGGCTTGAGCCGTTCGATCGTGGGCCCTGCTTCGGTGTCAAAGGCGGGGCGCATAAAGGGCTGCGGCGCGGTGCCCGGATGGCTGGTGCCCGCGAACTTGCCGCCGTTCACATGCGGGGCCGTGCCGAATTCGACAAAATGCCCGTGCCAGCCTTCGCGCGTCGGTCCCATATAAAGGATGGCGGGCGGATTGCTTGCCTTGAAGGCGCGGCGGGCGTCTTTCAGGGCAGTCACGGCCTTGGCGCTTTCGGCCACACGATCCCATTGCGCCTGCGTGCCGGCGGCTTTCGCCGCATCCCACGAACTGGACATATAGCGCGAATAGGCCGCCCGCCCGACCTCGCCCGTGGCGCGGGTGCCGATCTTGATGCTCTGTTCCAGATCGCCCTGATCGATCGGCGCATATTGTCTAGCCATCGCCAGCATCGGGGCGGCTGCTTTTTGCAGGGCGCGGCGGGTGATCGCCACGCGGGTCGATTTCAAGGCCACGGCCTCCAGCGCCCGTTCGATGTCGCGCATCCCCTCGATGCGGAAGGTCATGGGGTGACCTCGCTGGCCGTCATCTCGAAGCCGATGCGCCGCCCGATCTCTTTGATGCCGCCGATGGCATAGGTGACACCCTCGCAGGTTACGCGGTCACTGCCGGTGATCCCTGCGGTAAAGGCCGAATAGCGCACCACGAAGCGCACCGACATTTCCCGCATAATGCTGTCGGCGCGGAAGCGTTCGCCATCGCTCAGCGGCGTTTTGCCGGCCCAGACCGGCGTGCCATATGCGGCAAAACCGCCCTTCAATGTCTGCAGACCATCGTCGATATTCTGCGCCCGCAGGAACTGCACCCGACGGTCAAGGCTGCCCGCGGCGATCATTCTTCCTCCGATGTGGTAAAGACCCGATGGCCCGCCAGCATGGCGCGGACGCTCATCGGGGGTGTCGCAGCCTCGGCGCTCCCGCCTTCGCCGCCACGGTTGTGATACATCCGGTCGACCATCATCATCACCGACACCCTGATCGCGTCATCAGCGACCATCTGGTCGGGGTGGTATCGGGCGTCACCCACCACCGGCAGCACGGCATCCCTGCGATAGACCGGACGACCGATCCAATCCGCGATCTGGCGTTCGGCGGCGAGGGCATAGGCTGCGATCTGCCGGTCCTCTTCATCACCATCGACACGCAGATGGGTCTTCAGGTCAGGCAGATCGCTGATCATTTGGCGGCCTTTTTAGGATCCGCCTCGGGCTTGGCTTTGGCCTCGACCTCCGGCGCAGCTGTGGCTGCCTGAGCAGCCGTCAGCGCCTCTTCACGCGCAGTCAGCGCGGCTTCTCGCTGATCCAGTTCGGCCTGCCGTGCATCCTGATCGGCTTGGGCCGCCGCAAACTGCGCGGCGATCTCATCTGCCTCGCGCTGGATCAACGCCTGCACCTCTTCGGTCGAGACCGAGATTTGCAAACGGGCCATGGTTTTGGCCTCTTCGGGACTGATCTCGCCGGTCTCGATCATCTTTTGTAGACGATCCGCCGGTTGCGGCTTTTCGGGCATTGCCGAGAAGCCGGTTGTAGCACCGGTCGTTCCGGGTTTCAGCGAGGTCTCAAGCACGGCCTTGGCGGCCTTGATGTCATCCGCTGTGGCTTTGACGAAGCGACCGGTCTTGATCATCTTCTGGGCTTCGGCTTCGGTCACATCCACGATGCCGCCTGCCGTCACACGGCCATAGCTGCCCATGGCACCGCGCAGCGATTTCAGCTGGGGCATGGTCCATATCCTTCTGTCAGGGGAAAGGTGCAGGCGCGGCGGTTGCCGCGCCATTCGCTATCGGTCAGGCAGCGGGGCGATAGCACAGCGCCAGCGGACGCTTGACCGCCACGACACCACGCTTCTCGCCGCGCACCGTCAGCATGTTCTTGTCGAAGTTGTCGCGGTTTTCCGACGACAGCAGAATTTCGACCGCCTGACGTTCGTAATAGGTCGCGGCCATTTTAAACGCGCCGGTCAGGAAATCGCCTTCGGGCATCGCGTCGGTGTCCACGACGGCACGCCCCCAAAGCCGCGGGGTAGGCGTTTCGCCAAATGGATTGCCGAAGATATAGCGCCCCGTCGAATCCTTCAGCATTTCGGCCTGCGCCCAATCCCAGATGTTCAGCACATGGGCATCGACCGTATAGCCGGCGGCCGCCACTTGCAGCATGGCCAGACGTAGCCGGTCAAGGATGGTCGCCCCGGCCTGTTCACGCGTGCCTTGGGCATATTGCGTGGCATTGGTGATCAGACCCGAGAAGTTTTCTCCCAAACCGTCACCGGCAAGGATCTGCGCGTTCTCGACCTTATTCACCTCATAGGTCAGCGTGGTGTCGATGTCGGTGCGCAACGCCGGAATATCGTCCAGCATATGCTTGTGGATCTCCATCCGCCCCGCGATCGTCTGCACCTCGGCCGAGGTAGCGTCCCAGGTCTTGTCGATCAGCGGCTTCACCGTCACGCCGTCATCAGGCACGATACCGGCCGCACCGGTGCGGGCGATCTCGCGGAAGTATTTGATCAACGCCTGATCGGTCTGCCCGACCGTGACCAGATCCTTGATGACCAGCTTGCGATCGGGTTCGGCAATGATCTCGCCCTCGCGGCGTTCGGGGAGCAAGGAACCACCCGATCCGGGCAGCGAGGTAATCGCGTTGAAGACGCCCAGACTGATGCGACCGTTCACGCCGCCATCCTTGGCAGCTTTGATCTTGTCGGCGGCATCTTCCACGACCATCCGGCCAAGGGATTTGGCGCTACCGGCACCGCCGCGACGGCCACTGGCAAAACGCTGTTCCAGATCACGCGATGACGCCTGGATTTCGTCCAGCTGCGTTTTCAGATGGCCCTGTTCGGCCAGCGCCTTATCGACCGCAGCTTTGGTGTCTTCGGTCAGACCGCCAAGGCGTTTGTTTTCGTCCAGCGCGCTCTGAACGCTGGTATTAATTTTATTGGTGACCTTGTCGAAGTTTTCTTTCAACTCGCCGAAGGACGCTTCCATGTCGAATGGGGGCATATCAGGTTTCCTTTTCACCCAAAAACGATGTGACCGACCCCATCAGGGCGGCCATGCTTCCGACAGCGCTCGGCATGTCGTCATCAGCAGCGCGCGGCGTGCTGGTCATTTCCTTGATCAGATTGCGGCGCTCTGACCGGGGCAGACCGCCCCGCGCCATGGCGGCATCGATGCGCGCGAGGTTCTTGACCCGTGGCGCCTCGGCGCGGGCCTCGATGTTTACCGCGATGACATCGGCTGACAGCAGATCATCGGCAAAACCCTGATCAATCGCCGCACGGCCAGATATCCACGTCGCACGGTCCATCATCTGGCTGATCTCGGCGGCATCGATACCGCTGCGCACCGCGTATAATTCGGCCATGACGTCATCGAAGGCGCCCAGTTGGCCCGCCACGGTCCCGAGGTCATGGCGATCCCCGACGGCAAAGACCCAAGTGTTGTGGATCATCAGGAAGCCCGCGCGGGCGATCTCGATCCGGTCACCGGCCATGGCGATGACCGAGGCGGCGGAGGCGGCAAGGCCCACCACGCGCACCGTGACGTCGCCCTTGTGGCCGCGCAGCATGTTGTAGACGGCCAGGCCCTCGAAGACGTCGCCACCCGGGCTGTTGATGTTGACCACCACGTCCCGGTCGCCGGCATTGCGCAGCAGCGCGCCGATGCGTCGTCCGGTGACGCCATAACCGTCCCAAGTCTCTCCGATCACGTCCATGATGTCGATGACAAGCGGGCCCGCTGCATCAGCGCCAGCCTCGGCCCGCGCCTGCAGCTCGGGCTGCCACCTCTCCAGGGCTTTCGGCGGGGCGCAGTCAGCGCGTACGTCATCGGGCCGCACACCGAAATGCGCGACCGGCATGTGGTTCTTGGCCATCTCAGATCCTCTCGTTAAGCATGTCGATGGGCGACATCGCGGTCTGCACCATCAGGTCGTCGGCAGCACCGCCGCGACGTTGCAGGTTCAGTTTGTCCCGCGCCTCGTCGCGCGACATGATGCCGTTCGTTGTCATCGCACGCAGGAATTCCGCCTTGGCCTTGCTGTCCATTTGCAGCATGGCCTCGCGGTTGAACTCGGCATAGGTGTCGCGCTGTTCGCGCAGCGGGATCAGCGCCTTGCGGATCCGCTGCTCGATCTTTTTCAACACCGGATTGATGCCCAGCTGCATCCACGACAGGAAGATCTGTTCCACCCCCGTGCCCCACATCGTTTGCCCTTCGGCGGAATGGCCGATCACCATCGGCGGCACCCCGAACCAGCGGCAGACCTCTTCAATCGAGAAGCGGCGCGTTTCCAGCATCTGTGCGTCATCGGGGTTCAGCGTCAGCTGCTCGAACTCCAACCCCGCTTCCAGGATCATCAGCTTTCCCGCGCGGGTCGAACCGCTATAGCTTTCCATGATCTTTTGCAGTTGCCCGCGTTGCGCATCGTCCAGACGCTGGTTCGATTTGAGCACACCCGAAGCCTGCATCCCCGATCCGAACATCTTGCCCGACGCCTCATCGGCGGCCATGGCCGCCCCCAGCGATTGCGTCCCCCAGCGGATCGGCGACATGCCTTCATCTCCGCCAAAGCCCCAGCCGCGCAAATGCAGCATCTCGCGTTGCGGGATCACCCGTGGCCGCGCCGATCCGGGGTCGCGGAGTTCATACATCAGCTCGTTCGTGACCGTGTTCCGGATCGGGCGCACCTGCGTCGAAGGCACAGGCAGCAGTGCTGCGGCGCGGCCGTTGATCCAGTCGATCTCGGCATAGGCATTGCCGGTGGCCAGCAGCCACGACAGCATGCCTTCCCAGAACTCGACCGGCGTCTGGTCGGAATTGGGCGACAGTCCGATCAGGTCATCCAGCGGGCCCGACAGCTTTTCACGCCCCGCCGCCGTCTTGCGATAGATGTCGATCGGCAGCGCAGCCATCGCCTGCGCGCTGCGCGAAATACAGGCCCAGACCGCCGAGACGGTCAGCGCCGAGGACATGGTCACGGTCTTGCCCGAGGCATTGGCCGCAACGTGATAGCCAAGATCGCCCCCCTGCAGCGTCAGGCGCTGATCCTTGGTCAAGGCGGCCATCGGGCGTCCGTAAAGGTCCATGATGGCGGCGGGCTTTGCCATCTCAGATCACCATCACGGGGGCCGACAGGAAACCGTCGATCGTTTCGGGGGCTTCGGGATTGCCGAACATCAGCATCGCGGCGTTATAGGTCGCCATCAACACGTCGATCTTGGCGCTTCCGGCGGCTTGTTTCGTCACGATGTAATTGCTCCCTTTCAATTCGGTTTTGGCATTGCCGACGTTCCACGCCATCAGTTCGCTGGCGCCATGCACCAGCTTGCGATTCTTCAGACGGCGCGGCAGGGTCAGCACCGCCTGCTGCAGTTTCCAGCCCTGCCCGACGCTGATCCAGCGATCCTCGCCAAAGCCCGCGGCATCCAGTTCGTCCAGCAGTTCGGCAATGCCTGCGGCGTCCAATCCGATCGCCGGGCTTTCATCTGGCAGCAAGCCGGCCGCCTCCAGCCGCTGGATCACCGCAACCGCACCGGCGACGTCATGGCCGACCGCGTCGCATCTGGTCAGCTGCCCGAGGCGTTCGAATTCCTCCAGACGCGGCGCGATGTCCTTGCGCCGCTCGAAGACATCCTCGAACGCCCAGGCATGTCCCCAATGTAGCCATTTACGGCTGCCCTTCTCTCGCCCGATCACTGCCATGCCGAACAGATCGTCCAGACCGCCGCCATCTATGCCCGCGACGCAGACCTCGGACCGGCGGATTACCTCGTCCAGCGTCAGCTCCGGATCGCCACAGCGCAGCCAGTAATCGGCACCGGGCCAGCGGTTGGAATGCAGACCCAAGCCGATCTCGATATTCAGATGCTGCGAGGCCCACCGGATTTCCTCGGCCAGCCCCTTTTGTTGGGCTGTCTGGTAATCCGCCACCAGCCGCGGCAGCGTGATCGAGCGTCCCAAATTCGGCAGCACCATCGGCCACAGCTTGGGGTCGCGCCACGCCTTGTGTTCCGACCGCTGGATCGCCTTTGGCAGTTCGTAAAGCACCGGCAGCATCCGCACGCCCGCCGTGATCGTGCCGTCGCGCACACCCCGCGCATATTGCAGCTCGGATTTGAACGCGCCGGTCGGGCTGATTTCGGATTGCGTGGTGATGATGATCAACAGGCTTTCGTCATTGGTAATCATCCCGCCACGGATCTGGCCGATGACCCGCTCGGCATGCTTCATCTCGGCCATCAGGTGCAGCTCGTCGATGATGGCGACGGCAGGGATGCTGCCGGTCACCACCTTGGGATCAAAGCTTTTGATCTTCAGCCTGGCGTTCATCCGCACGCCGGTCTCTTCGTCCTGATGCAGGTCGATGATGGTCTTCTTATGTTCGATCACCTTGAAGCGGCGCCGTAGATAGGGATCGGCGTCGATCATACCCGTGGCCTGGGCAAAGCATTTGTCAGCGACTTCCTGCGTCGGTCCGATGATCACACCGTCGATATTCGGGCGGCGGTTCATCAGCAGCGCAACCAGCCCTAGGGCGGCGGCATTGGTGGTCTTGGAATTCTTCTTGGGGATCAAGTTGAAGATTTCCCCGACAAAACGCTTGCCGGTTTCAGGGTCGATCGAGCCGAAAGCGGCGCGCACGATATCGCGGATCCATTCGCCCCCCGCTTCGGCCATCGTCGGTTGGCCCGGGATGTCGGGAATGCGCAGCAGGTTGAACAGATCGACCGCCGCCTCGGCGCTGACCTTATCCAGCGGCAGGTCGGTGATCGGTGTCCTGCCCTGCTGCAACCTTTCGACCCAATCCGGACAGGCAAAGGAAACGCCATCCAGCGGCATCAGTGGGTGCCACGGGATTTAAGCCGGTCAAAGATATCACCGTAATTATCCGGCACCTTCTGTGCTTCCAGACGCTCCAGTTCTTTCTTGCCAAGCGGCGTCGGCTTTTCGTCCTCATCAATATCTTCATCCGTGGATCGAGGGCCACGACGCGGCGCGGTCGGTCCCGCCTCGCGCAGGCGGTCCTGCAGCTGGCGGATCGAGGGCGTATGCCCTTCGCGGACCTTGCGCATCAGCACGTCCAGCATCACCCCGTCGACAAAGGTCGCGCCCATTTCCAGCTCACGGGAAAAATACTTGCGCAGGGTCTTCTCGTCGATGTCCATATTTTCAGCGATACGCTTCTGCGACCAGCCCGCCGCAATGCGCACCATGACAAAGTCCTGATTTTCCTTGTCTTTCCGAAACGACTTGCGCCCGCGCCGGTCCCGCATCGGCAGCAAGGGTTGGCCGAAGAGGTCGACCCCCTCGGCTGCTGGTGGATTTTCGGTTTTCACAGGAAAAAAATCTCCGACTGAGACACACGCGGGTCCAGCCCGACGATGCTTTTTCGACTTTCGACCCACCCCCCCGTCGCCTCAGAACGCGGCGCGTTCCTCGCGTTGCTTGTCGCGGTTGTGGCAGGTCGCACAAAGGCATTGCAGGTTGGAACGTGCAAAGAACAGATCGCGATCGCCACGATGCGCTTGGATATGGTCGGCGACCAGGGATGGACTGTCATAGGTCACGCCACAGCGGCGGCAGGTGAAAAGATCATCGACAAGAACCTGCCAGCGCAGCGCCCGCCATTCCGCCGTCTTGTACCAGCGCCGCCATGTATCGACACGGTCACGGGAACGGACGGGTGAAGCGGCCTTCAGGCCAAATCCGCGCGGCTTAAGGTGTCGGCCACGAGGCGCAAGTTGTTTCATACGTTTTGTCGGCTGCTTTACATTAGCCATGGCCGATCTGTGTTATAAGGAACCCCAGAGTTGTATCGGCGTTCAGTTGTTCAATCAAATAGAGGCGGCTCAAACCATGCAGGATAAAGTGGTCTTCGAGACCGTCACGAAAGACGATCTCAAACTGATCGTCGATGTGCTTTCCGCTTATCAGCACAACACGCAGTACAAAGTGCTTCTGGAAAAGTTCAAAGCTTACGACCAGAAGGTCCAATCGCCATCCAAGATTATCAGCTACTGATGGCCGCATGCCAAAGCAGATAGCGCCCGTATTCAAGGCAATTTCACAGCACTTTTAAAAACACATACTGACACGCAAGGCGGTTACTGATCTGCCGCAATATGGAACATGTCAGCTAATTCTGCGTTTTTCACTCACCACGAAAGAACGGAGGATTTTGCAATGGATCATACGAACCACACGCGCCTGACATCCGACGAGTATACAGAGGCACTGCTTGACGGTGCCACAGTTTACGGCCCCGGCGATGAAACGATCGGTACCATCTCGCATACTCATGGGACCGGACCGGATACCAAGGTCGTGATCGACGTTGGTGGCTTCCTTGGCATCGGTGCCAAACCGGTTCTGGTATCAGCACAAGAACTGGACCTGATGCGGGATGAGAACGGGAACGTTCACGGCCTTACCACTTGGACCAAAGACGCGCTTAAGGCGATGCCGAAGCACGAAGATTAAACTTTAGAATTATGTACGCCCGCTGGAATGCTATTCAGGCGGGCGTACGTCTACATGATGCTAGCTCTGCTTTTACAAACCTCGTTACCGGATCAATAACTGCAAACCTATATATAATTCCTCACACGCGGTGCCTCATCAATGCCAACGAAACCGCCTTCGGATCATGTTAGTTATAATGCTAATCACAACGTGCTAATAGCCGCTTGATACTCATCTTTTGGACCTAAAGCGCATCAAACGAAGGTTCTATTTTGGCGGTTACACGGCGGGACGGTGAATGATATGTCGCAACGCTATTTGTCAGCCCATCTGCTTTCGAGCAACTCTTGAAGTGCCTTTGCTTTACGTTGCGTCATCACTTCCGGCTCCATAAGACGGTTCACAAGTCGCCGGTACCAATCTGGCACAACAAGTTCATTGTCTTGGTTCTGCTGCACTTGGTAAGCTTGTGGAATGGCAAACAAGTTATTGCAAGGCTCAGGTGACTTTCGTGTAAAATACTGTCGATCACGATCGACGGATTTTGCGATCTGTTCGAACAAATTACCATGAACATGAATAAGTTTTGAAAACTGTCGGCTACCTGCGGGGAACAGTTTCGACACGATATCACGACGTTCCCGTGTACGATTAAAGCCGTGTTTTTGACGGGAATAATGTAAAAGATGAAGCGTTGTTTCAGAAAAACGCTCATTGGACGAGATCGCCAAGTTCCCTCGCGATACACTAAGTCTTTCGCAAAGCACGTCGATAATATCTCGCCCGCCCCAGTCACTGCGCTCTATTGAGAGGAGATCCAGAGGATTGTACGGTGCCTGACTCTGTAGACGATCAATAAAGTCGCTATAGCTGAAAAAGTCGAAGCCGTTTCGTTGGCGGAAATTAGACACAAAGCCCGATATTCCGTTGTCATCACTTTCCATAAACGCCTTGTCCGGCGTCCTGAACATGCCACCTTTCAAATACTGGGCATAAACAGACTCGACGAATGGAAACGGATTCCTGAACAGCATCATAATTCGGACATTTTGCGTTCCGAAGCGCGCGTTGAGCGCTCTGATAACAACGCCGGTTATCTCTTTGTCCCACAGTGAGTTCATGAACTCTTCCGATGAGATAAGGATGCGATCGCAATCTTGTTCGGCGGCCTCGTCCGCAATCAGATTCACTGCAGCGGTCACTTCGTCAGGCTGGAGCTTGTGAAGGGGACGATGGCTGAAATATCCACTGTTTTCACGACACGACGCTGGATAGCAAAGTCCCTCGGAACGATGAAGCTCGTCGTTTTTATGCATGAAAGACTGCAGGGATGAGGAAGCACATTTGGGCATTCCGACATGCAAATAAACAGTGGTCATATATCAACTTTCAGTTTGCTCGGTGCCTTTTAGAACCAAGAAATAGGATAACTGTATCGCAAGAGCGTATGAGGCCTTTCGAAGGTAACATTTACAAGCAGCAGGGCGTTATTTTGCCCAGCATCATAGGCTTCAAATCCATCGCGCACAGTTTGCGTTCGTTTTCGATAGCAGTCGGCCAGTATTTTTACACGCTTAAAATAGTGATTTATCGTCATTGTGTGTTCTGTTCGGCCTCAGATACCGAGATGCCCCGTCAGGATGCTAAGCGGCTAAAAATGATGGCTGTTTTCTCGGCATTAGATCATGATCTGATCTGCACGCGCCGCAGAGCTAAAAATGGTCCAGGATTAAGGAGCAAGTCGTCAGGGCTCTTGCCATTCGGGCCGAAGACGCACTGAACTCCCTTCAGATTTTCGGAGATCAAAATCCAAAAACGACATACGTCCCAAAGGGGTGTTTATGGAGGGCAAACGTCTGGATGATGTCTTCACCAATGGGGGTGTGAGACCATTGTCGTCAAGGAAATATTTTTTCTCATTCCGATCACTGCCAGCCCATCCGATCCAAAGTTCTGGACAACGCACCGGTTAAAAGAGCAATATTTTGACCCTTTATCGACCATCCATACACTTTCAGCACGTCCCGAAAGCTTTTTCCATGCAGGCAGATTGCGTCAACCAGATCTCGATCGCGGATATTTCTTGTCTTGGCATTCAGTCGGGCCGAGGTCCGTGCACGCCGGACAGCTAAAGCGACGCCCTTGCCTATCGCGTGTTGCATGGCCCTGATCTCACGCCCTTCGGCTAAATAGGCGTCTATGAATTCCCCGCCCGAATTTGAAGACCCGTCCAGACGCGCTTCTAGGCTGGCGCATTTCATGCCACCGGCATCATGGCGTTCGACGATGTCGCGATAGCGACGGGCAGTATTAACTTGCTTTTTTGTGAACGGGGATTGGCCGGGGTTGCCGTCCTGATCTTTGCGCAGAACGGCCCGACGTTCCAGATCATCGAAAATGTCTAAACCCTTTGCCGCCTTGAAGCCGCGCCAACCGGTTTCCTCGACCTTATATCCGGTTTTGGATTTCGGATCAGGCATTACCATGTTCGGCGTCACAGCACGTGAAGGACCTCGCGCAGGGGCAACAGGAATGGAGGGACCACATCCTTCAACTGGGGTGGCGCGTGCAATTATAGTCAACAAGCGATTACGCTCTTGTACCAACCTCGCAGCTCCGGTTTGACTATCAAATACAGTCATGCTGCGTCCTCTTCGTTACTAACAGCGCTTTGGATGGCCTCAATTTCGGTCAGATCATCGTGCCAATCTGCCAGCCATTGCTTTTCGGCAAGGGTCGCGCGGCCTGCTTCGATGTTTTCGCGGATCACCCGGCGCTTGTGCCGATTGCTATCCGCGTCCTGTTTCAGACGTGTGATAATATATTTACCGGGAGGTGGCCCAAGTCGCTTGGCGATCTGGAATAACTCGACAGCCCATCCCTCGGCCATGGCCTGCCGGCCCATGGCAGATTTGATCAGGCTTTGCGCATAAGCGCTGTCGCGGGGTGGCGGACACTGAATGGTCATTGCCCAAGAACGGATCAACCCTTCCTCTGGCCAGATGCCCTTTGTGGCATGGCGGGCGATAAGATCAACCATCGCTCTCAAATTGTTATCCGACATATAGGTCAACCAATCTCGCAACCGTGCCATTGCCTTATCATGCGCGTCGGCGCTGGTGCCCCGCTTTCGCCCAAGCCCGGCCAAGGGCTGCATCAGCAACATCTCGACCCGCGATCTTGCTTCGGCATTCACAACTGTCATTGCTGCATTCCCCTTTCCATGCCCGCTAACTTATCCACAGGTGCCGTCGCCTGACTGTCGCGACACTGGCGCTGTCTTTTTCATTGTCTTTGTCTATGTCTCTGTGGTGTGAGACAGTCTGGGAGTGTCCTTGGACTGTCTTGAACTGTCTTTCGGACAGTCTGGGGACAGTTCGGAAGATCTCAGCGATTTGCGCGATTGCGCGACATGGTCATGTCCAACATGTGATCCGACCAGCGCGAAATCCCGCGTTCGATCCAGGACGGCGACCGGTATTCACAGCCTTCCTTCAGCAGCCAGTCATCGATCCAGCGCACAGCGGCATCGTTCTCGGCCAGCTCTTTCTGATACCCGGCCATCGCGGTCCGCAGACGCAATAAACGTTTGCTAACACTTGCGGCTTCGCTGCGCGCGCGGTGATCTTCCTTACGGGAAATCGCCTCGGTCAGTGATTTCAGGATCATCGGATGCATCAACCGGATTTCAGTGTCGCAACGCACCCGCCTCCATTTGTGCAGCGGCCCGAATTCCAAACGGCAAAGCTGATCGAAATGATCACGGTCAACGAACAGCATTTTGGCAAGAACGCTGGTATCGGTTGGTAATGTCCCGATCGGTGACTGGTCATAGGCGATATTGATCAGATCGAAATACATCGACCGGCATTCATACGTACCCTTCAGGCGCATATCACAGTTGAGCCAGCGCCGCCGTTCCCATGCCATAAAGTAATGGCTGTCCAGCCGGTCGTCGGCAGTCAGCGGATATTCGTCCAGATCATCAATTGCTGCCAGTTGGATCTGTGCCATGATCAAACCCTTTTCCGCATCGGGCGTTTTGTCGATCCGACGTCGATCGCGTTCTTATACGCGGTCAATACGTCATCCCCGTCCGCGCCGATAAACTGGCACACCAAGTGGAAATCACGTGACCCGAACCATGCGCGGGTTTTCTGGATATCCAGCCAGTGATCACTTTGACCGGGATGGACAGCTTGTCGCCAGCATTCCGCCAAAACGGCGCACCACAAAGCGCGGCTCGCATCCACGTCCGGCTCGGCGTACGCGGGGCAAGGTGGCATAGGTTGATCCAAGGCCATCACGCTGCCCCCGCCGGTCGAGCCGCCAGTCCCAATCGGTCAGCCCCAGCAGGCAAACACGACGATAGGCACCACGCCACCCCGACAAACGCCATTCGCGACCTGTGTCATTGCAGCGCAAAACCACCCCCTTTCCACCGCTTGCCATAGCTTCGATTTCGGCCGGATCGACACGCAGATCATCGGCAACCTGCTCTACACTGCGCGTGGCCAGCATGCGGCGCACAGCACCAGCTTGAAGGGGACGTTTGGCGGTCATTTCTTGACCTCCGTGCCGTCGCGATCAATGCGCGGGATCCGCCGGAAGAATTTTTCCGATAAGGATTTCAAACGATGATAGCGGCGAAGCGCACGCCCCGCGCGCGCCTCGCAAAACCGCCCCATAACGTGGTTCAAAAGCCGATTCATGATTATCCCTCGATCCGGCGGAAGACGATTTCGGCGCCGGCCAATGCAAGGACGGCCATGATATAGCGCAACTTGGGGTCATGTTCCTCACGCAGCCAGTTGATCACCTGCCGGTGACTGACATCCAGCACCGCAGATGCTTTTTCGGCCAGTTCCCGTTCGGACTGGGCGGGAAAGGCCCGCCACAGCAAATCACGGAACCAACGCCGGTTTGCGCAGGGGTCTTTCGAATATGCAGGATTTTTCACGGGCAGCGCTCCATACTGGTCAGGTGAAGAGTGACCTTGCGAGCAATGAAATGAGGACGCGGCATGATGGGTCATGCGGCGTCCTCGGAGGTTTGAAGGGAGGGAAAGAAGTCCGACGGAGTCACGCAATAGCCATGCGCAAGGGCAACTTGCAGCACATGGGGCTTATGCTCGTCCGGGATCGACTGGCGATCTTTCCAGCTTTGGACCGTAGAGGTCGCACGCCCGATAGCGCGGGCCATCGGGCGTACTCCACCAAAAATCTCGACGATATGTGTTACATATGACATGCAGACATACATCTGCATTTTGCAGACAAACGTCAACCGCAATTTGCAGACAGACATGCAGACAAAGCCCGTGCAAGCTAGGGGCTATGCAAATTAGTGAATCAGCTCAAAAACTTAAGGCCCTGCGGCAAGCCGCAAAAATGTCCATCCGAGAAATTGCGTTCGAAGTTGGAATGGAAAAGGGCAAATATGAGCATTATGAAACTCGGTTCAAAAAGCCATACCTGCCAGCTGATTTCGCAGACCAGCTGGCACATGTTCTATCCCTTCGTGGAATAGCGCGGGAAAGCGTCATGGCTCTGGCCGGTCCGATCGAACAGTCAGTTACCGAGGACGACCTACATCTTGGCGCACGCTACGCCAAGCTTTCGCCGCGTCGTCAGCGAATGATGCGCGAGCTTCTGGAGGAGCTTGAGGCAGCTGAGAAAGCAAATCTGCAAATTGCAAAAGCAGCAGACGGCTCTCCGGACTAAGCTTCATTGCCCTCAGCGCAAATTTGTCAGCTTCCACGAGCCACCCTACCCAATGCTCAAAGAATAGAACATTACGCGAACGTTCATTCAATCCGCAACCCTGAGGAAATTGCCGGGTGTGTCGGGCTTTTCATTTAAACACCCGGCTACAGTAGGTGATTCGCTTGAACGTATATATCCATTGTCTGCATAACGGATTCTTGTCTGCATTTTACAGTTGACTATCGTCTGCAATTTGCGGACATATGGTGTCGAAGGAGTGACGTCATGCACATCATCCCAACTTTAATACTTCGCGCCGCGCAGGCAGCGCTGGTGGTTTCATTTTATTTAACCGCGCCAACACTAACTGCAGCAGCGATTGCGTGGGGCGGGACTGCCCTGCGTCCCGCTTTGAACTGGTAGCGGTTGTCGACCTGCCGTCGGCACGCGCTGCCGGTTCATAAGTTGTCCAAACAAGAACGGGCTCCGAACATGACCATCCTTGGAAATTTGCCGGTTTCACCTTCCCTTCTGGGCAAGCTGCTGACCAAAAACCTTATATTGCACCAGCACGTCATCGATCAGTCCCGCAAGGTAAAAGGGGTACTGAAATGACCGTTGTGCATATTGGCTATATGACCATTCAGGGCGACGCCGAAGTTGCCGCCTACGTGGCGCGGATGGCCGCGCTTTTTGATTGGCGGGCATAATGGCCAGACATGACATTACATTCGCGCCTCGCTTGTTGGCGACGCCAGTGGCTGCTGCATATCTTGGCGTCAGCGAAAGCACCTTGCGCACACTAGATCTGCCCCGCCGCATCCTTGGCGGCAAGCGCCTCTACGACCGGCATACGCTTGACGAATACGCCGATTCACTGACGGTGGAAGGCCAACACGAACAATCAGGGATGAATACATGCCGGGGCAAATTCGGGCGGCGGGCATCGTGACGCTTAAACACCTGCAAACCATTCATAAGGGTGGAAAGGTTTATCACTATCTTCGTGCGCCGGGCGCAAAGCGGCAGCGCTTGCCGGACCTGCCCCTAGAAAGTCCGGCATTCCTTGCGGCCTATGCGGCTGCTCTTACAGTGCTCGAGGTCAGATCGAAGGCCAAGCCTGGTACAATCGCACAGATCATCGAGGGATATCTGGCAAGTCGTGACTATCTTGGTCATTCAGAATCATACCGGCGAACGATCAGACGGCACGCGGAGGCCATCAAGGAACAGGCCGAAGATGCTTTGGCATCCCACCTGACGACAGAAGACATCGCCGACGACCTCGAGCCGCTGGCCCCCAATGCGGCAGCGGACAGGCTCAAGACGTGGCGTGCGGTTTGCAGCTATGGCAAGACAAAGCGACTGCTAACGACGGACCCCTCGCTTGCAGCCAGACGTAAGGCTATCCCGCGAACAATCGGCCATCCGGCATGGACGGATGTGGATCTTGAACGATATCGTGCACGATGGTCGATCGGCACGGTGCAACGACTGACATTCGAATTGATCTACTGGACCGGCGCCCGGATCAGCGATGCCGTGAAGATCGGCCCCGGCATGGTGGGCCGCGACGGGGTACTGCAATTCACACAAAAGAAGACAGGGGAACCGGCGTTCGTGCCGTGGACGTGCCAGCCGCCCGACTATGCGTTGGGGATGCTGAAGGATCGCAAGATGCTGCACATGGCGCTGGAGGCACGTCTGGATCTGCACCTGACCTTCCTTGCCACAGCGCAAGGACGCAGCAGATCATCGAAGGCTTTGGGTCATCTGGTCTCGGACGCGGCGCGTGAAGCGAATGTCGACAAGTCGGCACATGGTTTGCGAAAGGCACGCGCAAAAATCTTGGCCGAGGCCGGAGCAACCGTCCACCAGATCGCCGCCTGGACCGGACACATAACGCTGGAAGAGGTCGAGCATTACACACGCGAAGCGAACCGCCGTGCGGCAGTTCGTGGACGTGAACAAACAGTGAAAGCTGTAAACCGTTAA